GTAATCTACATCGCTGAGAAGAAGATTAAACTTCTCCTCAAAATCTTCTTCCTGTATCTCTTCTACAACTACATCCTTTCGTATAGGTTCTTCAACTATATCCTGGTCACCAAATAATATTCTTGGACTCAATACTCTCCTAGATATCTCTTTATTTTTAAGAGATTCTTCTTCCATTATTTTTTGGCTGTTCAATCTATCTAAAAGATCCTGCCTCTTTTGTTCAAATAATTCTTTAGGTGACTTTATTTTTTTAGACATCAATATTGATCTCAGATTTTAATATCATTATATTTTTTGGTTTTAAATATTTATTATTTAACATTATATTGTGGTATAACTCCACCAGTTTCTGTTGGAAACTTAGGAGGTTCTGGAATCTCTGGCATTGCAGAATCTATCATTTTAGGAAGAGTATCTGCTATCGCTTTTGTAACTGCTTCTGTTGCTCGTCTACGTGCATCTTCAAGTAAAGCATCTTTATTTACATAAAGATATCCAGCAGAGGCAAGAACAGACAAAGATACAAGTCCAGAAAGAAGTGCGATTGTGTTGATTACTTTTTGCATTTGATTCTCCTACTTAAGTTTTTTCCAAAGTATAATCAAAAATGCTATAGCAGCAACAATACCAATGGATTGTAAAGGACCAAATTCATTTAAACACGTTTTCATTGGTCCTATTTCTAGAGCACCATCACATATTTCTACCGTTGTAACAGAACCATCTGGATTAACAGTTCTATCAATTACTTGTTTATCTATTTGTATTTGTGTTTCTGGTTGGGGTATAACTCTAAACTCTTTACGAATAGTTATACCATCTGGTTCTGCTATTCTCTGTGCAGTATTCATTACTCTACAAGAGTTCCTAACATCCTGCGTATCTCACGAAGTTCTTCAAAATCTTTTTGTTTAGTACCACCATCGTATGCCCACGCTAGTCCTTCGGCAATCATTTGCTCGTTAAGGGACACACTGTCGTCCCCAATGTAAAGCCAACCCAGAAGACGCCCGTATTTGCCAGTGCCACCAACAAGTTCAGTCCTAACAGACAACTCATCATCACCAGCCAACGTGCCTTCGAGTTTTTCTTTGAGCCAGTTGGTTGCGTCGATTCCAAGTGCTTTCTCCTCTAAGTTTTTGGTTCGCTTCTCTGGTGTATCAACTCCTGCAACTCTAACTCTTTCTTTCTTATAGAGGTCAAACCCCAAGTCAATAGTAACATCAATAGTATCTCCATCAAGAACCCTATTGATCTCCGTCACTCGGAAGTTGTAGCAGCTCTTCCTGCTCGGTGGTTTCAATGCCCCCATCTTCTAACTCCTGGTATGCTAATCTCATTATTGTATATATGTAATAAGCTACTCCAAACAATAATATCAATAGAGATATAATAACACTCCAAGTAGGATTATTAATATCAGATAAAGGACGAAGCAATAAGTTCACTTACTAATCTCTTCTTCTTTTTTCTTAAGAGTTTGTACTGGTTTAGTATTTCCATTACCATTATTATTACTATTAGACTTGGATGGAGTCACCCCAAAAGTAGCTAAAGTTCCAGTAAAGACACTGGCAATAAATGTAGGATCAATTTTTTGTTGTGGAATACCTGGAATAGAAACATAGTTAAGTGTCAGTATCGCTCCAGTCCATACTAAAACAATGAGTCGAACTAGACTTGATATACCTTCTTCTCTCCAATCAAACTCATCATCATCATTCCCATCTTTTATTTTTTTAGGAAGCATAGACCTTAGTAAAGATTTCATGATTATTTATTTAATAAAACCATTCTCTTTTAACCACTTTTCTGTAAGTGGTGTCGGTTCATAATCTGTCCACATAGTGCCCCTAGCACATGACTCTAATGCTTTCATGGTCATGCCTTCAGTTTTACCTGCCCACATTGCTTCTGCTTCCCATGGCACGGCAGATTTTGGATAAGTCTTTTCTGTAATCTCACGCCAGATTGGAGGAACGTCTTCTTCTGGTTTAATAATAGCAATCATACTATTATCAATGGTTCCTGCCATACAATCTTGAGCGGAGTGCCAACCTTCATGACGAATGACCGACATAAGTGTTGATTGACGATGCATAAAAGCATCATTTAAAAAAAAGTTATTACTTACTGTATGATATACACCTCTATTTTCGACAGGAAAATATTTTTGATCACCTAGAAAAACCATAACTCCGATCTTATTAAGGGATAAAAGCATTTGGTTAAACTCATACTCAACAGCAGAATAATCAGAATCAGGATAAGCAGATTTAATATCTTCGATACTTCGGATTTGTCTAACATTGTCGGTGCATTCTCGTAAAATCATGCAACCCATAGAACCCATAGTATTGAATGCTTTAAATCCTTTTTCTTTAGCTAATGCTGTTGGGGATGTTATTGCTAACCCTGCCAAAAGAACGGAGAATAGTTTAGTCATAGGAATAAATCATTTACCATTATTTATCACACATAAATCATCTTCTTAGTATAATCGTAAGCATACTGCTCACGATATCCTTTGATTCCCCATCCCAACCAATAGTAAGCAGGAACCATGTACTGAGCAACAGTTTGACCACCACCTTCGAACTCGGGCAGATACCGTTGGAAAACACTCTCATTAATCATGTATCGTGTCTGTCCTTCCAAACTGCTAGGGTCGCAATCATACTTATTACAGAACTTACTAAGGTTATTATAGCGACCTAGACTGGTCCACTGAATGAGTCCGTAACCACCGCTATAGCAACGATCGTAAGGAACTCTAGCACCTCCCTCACAAATATTGGGAATGAAGTTACTTTCTGATTTAATATTTCCCATGATCGTTGCCAATGCATTACGATCTGAGATTCGGGTTTTCTCTTGGAGTTTTTCAAGGACATACTTTTCATTGTCATTACATCCAGGACACTTCCAAGATTTTTCAACTACTTCGATTTCAACCACTTTCTCGGTATCAACCAAACCAACCACAGGTTCTATCGTGAGAGCAGGTGGATTTTTGATCTCATTAATACTTGGATAAGCACAAGCTGCTGGAACAACATTGATTAATGCGAGGGAAAGAATTTTGTTTAGCATGTAAATAATAGAACTCTACATCTACCTCTTTAGGGTAGCTCTATAACACGTAAAAAAGAACATGTCAGATTAAAACAAAAGAGAGGATTAATCCCCTCCTTTCACTAAAGTTTATTTAGTATGTTAAGTTGTTGGAACTGGAACCATGCATCATGGTTACCAGGAGTAGCATCACCAGACTCCTGGAATGATTTGTCCAGTAGTAAGATATGATCCAACTGCTGCAACGAATCCAATCATAGCAGCACGAGCGTTGAGGATCTCTGCCTCAGGTGTAAATCCAAACTTCATTGTTTTTCCTCCAATCGTTTGTTGTAAATAATAACTCTGCCTTTTTCGTGAGTGAAAACTAGTTCATCATCGTGCTCCCAACAGAGCTCTTCATATAGAGCATTTAGTTTTTGCATGTCTTCATACAGTTGATTTGGGTTGGGCATATGTTTCTACAGCAGATCTAATATTTTGTGTGATTCCCATACCCCCAATATATTGTACAAGTTTATTACCTTCACTGTCAGTAATAACTAATACAGGTGTTGCGGTTACACCATATTTTTTAGCAAGATTTAGATTTTCCTGTGGAATAGGAGTATCACTAAAATCTTCTAAATCAATTTTTTCGATCATGCTAGTATCTACTTTAATATTATTAAAGTATTTTTCAACTAGAGCGCATGGACCGCATGATTTTTTAGAGAAAAGATAAAACTTATTAGGCATAATCAGAACAGTTCTTCTTCTTTTTCTGTTTCAATAACACAGTCAGAAGTAGGATATGCAACACAGGTTAGGACAAACCCGGATTCAATCTGTTCATCATCTAGAAAAGACTGGTCTCCTTGATCAACAGTACCGCTTACAATCTTACCTGCACAAGAAGAGCAGGCACCTGCACGGCATGAATAGTTCATTTCAACATCTGCATCTTCAGCAGCATCAAGGATGTATTGATCATCCTCACATTGAATAATATTTTCAGTGCCGTCTGGTAAACGAAGAGTGATAGTAAATGCCATTAGTATGTTTCTGAAAGTTTTTCGATAGATTTAGCAAGCATTACGAAGAATGCTATACTAATGATTGTAAAGAAAAGTTCGGTCATTGTCAAGTCTCAGAAGATACCAAAGAAGAACTTGCCGTTAATGGCATAAGCAACGAATCCCATGATGAGACCCATCATTGCCCAGCGACCATTGTACATCTCCTTCTGTTGCCAGGGAGAAAGAAGACCCTTCTTATTGTAGTCCTCAACAACCATTTGAGGTTCGACAGCCCACATGTTTTGTTGACCGTGCTCGTTAGTTGTAACAGTCATGATACGTTTTGTTATAAATCTTTACATAGTATATAGTACAAAAGAGAATATGTCAAGATTCTCTGTTAGTGTATCATGACAAACTAAGTATTATTACTTACAGTAGTCTGGATTTTTTTTCAAAAAATTATGAACATATGAATCTGCGTCTACATCCATTTGATAATGGGTATGAGTATGTATTATTTGCACGATTCCTAAGAATCCACATATAAGCAGATTAATCAAAGTAAGGGGATGAAAAAAATACTTCATAGTAAAAAGGGGACTCAGAGAGTCCCCAATAGTTTTATCTAATCTTTAGATCAGAAGCTGTACTTCACACCTGCCTTAGCACCATAACCACGGTCGATGTCGCTATCGCCAGAACCGACGAAGGAGACTTCACCATAGAAACCGAGTTGCTCGGTAGCAGCGAAACCAAGACCTGCCTTACCAGAAGGAACGGTGTCAGCATCACCACCATCAGGAGTCACTAGGGTAGCACCACCTTGAACGTAGTAGGAAGTACGCTCACCAAGGGCACCTTCGTAGCCAATGTGGAGATCGGTAGCAGCACCATTGTAGTTCGAGCCAGTCCAACCAGCATTGGTTTCGACGTTGACGTAAGGACCTGCCATAGCAGCGCCAGCGAAAAGGGGAGCAGCAGCAAGGGCTGCGAAAGCGGATTTAATCATTTTAATTACCTATTTTTACTTGTAGAGTTGTATACCCACAGATGACAGAAGACTCGACTTGCCTTCGTTTGTTACAGTTCATGAAGCAAGTGCTCC